CCGGATGTTTTCGGATCCCGAATTTTCGGCTTAATCCACCCCGGTTTGGTTACACTACCAATTCTTTATTGGGAGGCGGCGAAGGGAACAAGAATGTCTCTTCCCGAAGGAAGGCTAACACCCTAACCCTTTGGAGCCCCGCCAGGTAAAGAATCGTAACCAAAGAAACTAAATTAAACAACGGTTTTCAACAAATTTTACTTAGCCTTTTACAAGGCTATTGTAAGAATTGTCTACTTCCCAGTCGTTCCGAACTCGGTGTGACCAGATGTTAATCTAGTCTTAGACCGGATTAACATTTGATACATCACTCGTGGACCAGTATGAACAGCCGACAGAGTTAAACTTTGCCGACTGCTTATTACAAAATTCATGAGTGGTGACCACACAGAGTTCACAGCCGCAACCTCTATTACTAAAGATCGTCTACCAAAGGTATTACCCGATGGTCTACGAAAGTTAATAAGAGAGGGGAACCCTAGAGTTATCTCAATGGTATTAACATTGCTGTCAATATCAAGAGGTATTCTAGGGGGGAAACCTGTCGATTACACCCCGATAACATCGGAGTGGAAAGGTAAGTTTCCTCCTGATTTCCTAGCATGAACCGCCGAAGAGCTTGAAGCTCTTGGAGCGGTGAATGTAGGAATTCATTGCAAATGAACCAAGTTCCATTGGTCAACGAAAGCTGGTCCTACCGGTCCCGCATTATCCACATCCTTGCGAGATTTTGTTAATCTCTCGCAAGATATGAAGGATAACCTTCTTATACTGGCTCCCGGGATGAAGATCGCTTTTGATAAATTATCAGAGTGATCGACATCATGAGAGTCATTATGAGAAGCCTTATGGACAACCTCAAAGATCAAACCATATAAATATGGGAATGATACTAGAAAGTTGTCTATAAGACAGGATCGGGAGGCTAAGTCTAGAGTCTTTGCGATCTTGGATTATTGGACACAGTCAGCACTTTTACCTCTTCATGAGTTGGTTTTCCAACTTCTGAAGATGTTCAGTACCGATTGTACCTTTAACCAAGGTCACGGACTTAGTCTTAGAGCGAAACCAGGCCACAACTACCATTCTTTCGACCTATCATCAGCTACCGATCGATTCCCGATGCAATATCAGGAATTTGTCGTTAAGAAGATGTTAGGTCCGAAGGCTGGTGCTGCTTGAGCAAAGTTATTGACTGGTTACGAGTTTAGAACCCCCGAGGGAGACCTTATCCGTTATGGATGCGGTCAACCAATGGGAGCTCATAGCTCATGACCAATCTTTACTCTTTGCCACCATCTAGTAATCCAATATGCTGCTTTTAAAGCCGGGTTACCACCCGGTTTCAAGGAGTATAGAGTATTAGGAGATGATGTTGTTATTGCTAACAATCAAGTGGCAGATCAATACCTTAGAGTACTTCAATGACTTGATGTACCTGTCTCTCCTGCTAAAACGCATGTATCAGCTGATACATTCGAGCTAGCTAAGAGATGGTTGCATAAAGGAATTGAGGTAACTCCATTCCCAGTAGTAGGGTTATATAGTGTCAGAAAGAGATGACATCTCTTAGCTGAGCTATACAGCTCTACTCTAGGTAAGGGATTCGATCATCTTGTGGATGCTGGCGTTTCCCCAGTCATTAGCGCCATCTTATCAGCCATAGGTTATCGAGGGCGATTAATCGCCTCGAAGCTACGATTGATAAGAGCGTTCCTGATCCTTCGAAGTTTTACTTCGAAAACCGATATACCTGACAAAATGCAAGGAATTGTTAAATTCTTTGCCTTGTTTGGTATATCAGTGTCGTGTACACGTTGGGATGCTACAATTGTCAAAGATTTTGACAATCTAGCAAGCAACGTGTATTACGCCGAACAGGAACGGGCTGCAGCTCGAGCAAGACAAGCAGTTCATGATTGACAAAACAATCTGTTAAAAGAACTGGATGTCGAGTCCGAGCTAAGGCCGGATGACCAATCCGAGCTTTCTGACTCGTGATTAGAAGCCGTACCGTCCCTAGCTGCCGTTAGTAACAAAGCTAACGAGAGCTACAGGACAGTCGTGTCTTCTGCACGTTCTACGAATGAGCCAACACATTTAGTGTGAGACAAATTGCCTCGTACTAAAGTGATGATTCTTCCAGACGTATCAGGAGTAATCCCGATACGGTCAGAACATCTGCAGGCTGGAACTACTGCCACTGTCGTGAGAAACCTAATTAAAGCTCAGTACAAACTGATCTCTAATGGGCAAACTCATTACAGTGTAGGCAATTCTTCACCTACTGCCCAAAGAAGTAGAGTGGAATAAATTCCACTCGGGGTCTTTGGAGCTTATCCCGTCCGTGAAACAGACGGG